CTCGGATGTATGGACGAGCTGGAATATGAGTTGTGGCACGTGATCGAGGACTACATGGTTCAGTTCGGTATCAGAACGCAGGACGATGAACCGGACTGGGCGACAGTCAAGGCGGTGCAGGATAGCATTTTTACAGCGTTTACGGACGCAGGCGTGGATTTTAAGTTTGGATATGAAGAAAGAGTTGCGCAAGCAATAAAACAAACGAGAAAGGACGGAGAGAAGGCATGAGAAGTGCAAAAGAAATTACGGAGACATTGGAAATCGCAAAGGGATTATGCGAAGGAAAAACAAACGAGAGCTGGAATGCTAGAAAAGTCAGCAGAGTTATGGCAGAACTGATTGCACATTTCAAGAAAAAAGAGATAGAGGAGCAGTACGACAGGGTTCAGATTATTGCGACGGTTGTTATATCTAAAGAGGACATAGACGACATCATGGTGTCAGCACTGGAAGGTGGAATTACTTACTGGGCTGATAAAGCAGAGCCAAGGTGTGGGATAGAGTTTAATTTTGCAAGTGGTGTTATCTCAAAAGGCGGTTCAATCCTCATTCACGATAATGAGGAAGATGCGACGTATGAATTGACAAAGGCGAAACTCCTGCAGGGAATTAGAATGTATGCAGAACAGCCTAAGAGCGGTGATATTTTCGAGGTGATCGATCATGAATTACATATTGACTGCGGTATGGTAGATGCGGAGGTTGCGGATGCAATCATTCAGTACGCTTTGTTTGGAGAAATAATTTACGGTTAGGAGGCGAGACTATGGCAGCATTAGTGGTATTTACGTTCTTGGTAATCGTTGGAGTTGGAAACAGAAAGTAGGTGTAAGCGGTGAGCAAAGGAATAGTGACAGACTATCCGGAAATCTGTTTTATCTGCGGCAGACCGTCGGAAGCCGAGCATCATTTGGTGTTCGGCACCGCCGGTAGAGAACTGAGTGAGAAAGACGGATTGAAAGTGCCGGTATGTAATAACTGTCACAATATGGGAGAAATCCTAAAAAGAATACACGGAAACCCTATGGCAGAGAGAATGTCAAAGATTATCGGACAGCTGGCCTGGGAAAAGGAATACGCCCTGCAGAAGGCAGATGAATTTGCACGAATAATCGATGCGGACCGAAAGGAAGGTGAAGTAAAGCAGATTATTCATAAGGGCGGCAGAGAGACCTTCCGAAAGAGGTACGGCTGCTCGTATTTGTAGGAGGAAACGATGAAAACAGGAACGCCAAGATGTGATAGATGTGACAGTTGTATGTATGATAAGTCACACAAACATAGTGGATATACATTTTACTGTACCATAAGTGGAAAAGATGTAGGTCAATCGCATTTCGGAATGAATAGTCCGAAAGATTGTCCGAAACGTGATAAAGTGACACATAGAATTTAAGGGTTTGAGTTGGAGGAGGTGCTTTGATGTTAGGCGGAGGACCATACGAGGCAAGCACTTGCCCGGAATGTGGTAGTACGATGTGGAATGGTAGATGCGAAAATCCGGATTGCAAGTATCACTGGCATCCGGAAGAAGAGGAGGATGCAGAATGAATACAGAATTAGTAAGAGCAGTGTTTGACTGTGGAATAGATGATTTGAGACTATTAGATGATGCGGAATGCGATATGTATGCAGTGATAGGTAGAATGCGAAAAGAAAGCATAGAACTGACAATGAACAACATCATCCGGCAGGTGTTTGAAGAAGGCAGATATATTCTTACCAAGGCGAGAGAGGAAAAGATAGCCAGCTTGCCAGCAGAGCCGATGACAGAGGCAGATTTTGAATTAAGAAAAAACCTGGAAAGGTTGAACCCGGAACAGGATTTCAGTTTTTGGATAAATCTGCAGGACACCAATTTTAGGGGCAAGTCTGAATTGCAGGAGTTATACGAATCAATGTTCACAGAAGAGTTGGAGCAGTGCGAAAATCTGACCGGCTATCCGATTGAATGGTAGGTGATGATATGACATATAGAGAAAATGCGGCAGTGCTGGAAACGTACCTGCATAATATACGGGACATTGAAGAAGCACCACCTGGCCCGGCAGAGTTGGATGCGCTGGATGCAGCAGTGGAGGCTATGAAAGCTGCAGTTGAAAACGTGGAGTACGGAGCATTTGCCTGGGACAAGCAGAGAGGCGTGTTCGTTCCAATAGGCAGATCAGTACTGGCGAAGCAGCTGTGTTTGAAACGATACCAGGAGAGAGTAAGAAACGGAGAGATACCGAGCTGGATCGATCCGGAGAAGTTCAAGATTTTGGAGAGAACGGTCACAGAGATTGCAAGCGACTGGAA